TTCGTGGGGTCGAACAGAGAAAACAAGCAGTTTAGCAAACTATGGCCTTAACCAACTCAGAACTGGGTTTGGCGCTGGGCGTCACGGCTCAACGCATCTCGGTCCTTCGTCGCGAGGGTATGCCGACTGACAGCATCGAAGCGGCTCGGGCATGGCGGGAAGCCCGGGCGAACGTGCAACGTGCGGCGGCCCCGAAGGCGGCGCCTGCGCAGCTCGACGACGGCACGCTGGCCGACACGATCACCGAGCACCGTGCCTTGGTCGGTCGGGCACGTGGGGTCTGGCAGGCCGCAATGGAAGGGGGCGACCCTAACCAGGGGAAGTACCAGTCCGCGTACAACGCTTCCCTGAAGACGCTGGTCGCGCTGGAGGAAGAGCAGGAGCGTCGGCTCATCCTGACTAAGGACTTCATCTCCGCAAAGGAAGCGACCGAGGCCATGCGCGAGATGACCGCCGGCATCGTGAACCGTCTGGACAAACTCGCCTTGGACGTGGCCGAAGGGTGCAACCCCGAGAACCCGGCGAAGGCCGTGAAGGTGCTCGAGGCTTGGGTGCGCCGCGTGAAGGCCGACCTATCGACCCACGATGAATAAGGCTGACCTGCTCCGCGTAGGCCGTGACGTCCTGCGTCCGTCGGATTCGGGCGACGTCGTCGAGTGGCTGGAGTCCAACGTGCTCGCCATCCCTGACTCGCCGATGCCCGGGCCGTTCCGTTCGGAGCGGACGCCGTGGATCGCCGAAGCGCTGCGCATCGCGGCAGACCCTGAGACGAAACTTCTGACTGTCCTCGCCAGCATCCAGTCCGGCAAATCGCTCTTCGCCCGCCTGCTGACGTGCCACATCATCGCCAACGCTCCAGGGCCGACGATGGTGCTTCAAGCCACCGACCCCGAAGCGAAGGACTTCGCCCTGCGTTACCTCCGCCCGGTCTGGAACAACTGCCCGCCGGTGAAGGCACGTCTATCGGGCGACGACCTCGACCGCTCGACGACGGCGGACTTCGACCGCATGACGCTTTACTGCCGAGGCATCTGGAACGAGGCGAACCTTCAGCGCCTGTCCCTGCGTTACACCATCGCCGACGAGTGCTGGATGGCACCGCCCGGACACTTGGCCGAACTGAGCGCACGCGTGACGGCGTTCGGCTGGATGGGCAAACGCATCTTCATGAGTCAAGGCGGGAGGGCCGGTTCAGAGTGGCATCAAATCCACGAATCGACCGACCAGCGTGACTGGAACATGAGGTGCCCGAAGTGCGACCACCTTCAGCCGTGGGTCTGGGAGCAGATCAGATTCCCCGAGGACGCGAAGTCGACAGGCACATGGGACTTGCACAAGGTCAGCGTCGGCACGACCTACGAGTGCGCGGCCTGTCGGACGCTCTTGCCAGACACGAACGCAAGCCGACTGGAGGCCAACGCACGTGGCACATTTGTTGCTACATCGGTCGCCGCGAACTCCGGGCACATCGGCCTTCACTGGAACTCGCTGGCCTCGATGAGCTGGGGCGAACTGGGTGTCCTGATGCTCAAGGCCAAGGAGGCCGCCGACCAGTACGGCGACGAGGAGCCGAGACGCATCTTCAAGCAGAAGCGGCTGGCGATGCCATGGAGCGAAGAGGGCGGCGAGATGGTGGCGCTGGCGGAGGCCGCCAACTACAAGATGGCGGACGCGTGGGACGCCGAGGCCGCGATCACCCCGAAGGCCCGCGTCGTCGAGCAGAAGGACGCCGTGCCGGGTAGCATCCCTTTCCGCACGATGGGGGTCGACGTCCAGCGTGGCCACTTCTGGGTGACTGTGCGACGCTGGGCCAAGACCGGGCATAGCCGTCTGATGGCATTCGCCCGCATCGACTCCTGGGGCAACGTCGAGGCGTTCGCCAAACAGCACGGGGTGCACCATGCGATGGTGCTCGTCGACTCAGGCGACAACACGACCGAGGTCTACCGTGAAACCGCCAAGCGCAACTGGAAGACCGCCAAGGGCTCAGGCTCCGACGACTTCGCCGTCACCGACAAGTCCGGCAACACGACCCGCCGCTTCTACTCAGAGAAGCAATCCATCGTCGTCCCTGGCATCCCGCAGCGGGCCATCCTGATCGTGCACTCGAACACCGCCGGCAAAGACCTGATGCACGGCCTCCGGGCCCGCAAGGTCTGGACCTATGCGCTGGATGCTACCCCCGAGTACGTCGAGCAGCTGAACGCCGAAGTCCGCGTAAAGGACCGCCGGACCGGCAAGCCCCAGTGGATACTTCCCCAGGGCAAGCGGGACAACCACGCCATGGACTGTGAAATCCTCGCCCTGCTGGCCGCCGTCCGTTGGGGCATCGCTGGGCGGGAAACCGCCGAAACCGACTTGCAACCGTCCTGACCGTGGGCAGACTTTCCTCAAGGGTACGCCGTTTAGTGTCGCAGGAGGAAGAAGCTTGTGGCGTGGGCTGGGCGGCGTACCCCCCTTTTCTTCCAATCGGGGCAAGTTAAATGGCCTCTGGACTCTTCATCGGACTGACGGAGTGCGAACTCCTCGACATCAAAGCCAAGGCGGTCGCCATGATCACCGAGGGCAAGACCCTGATGTCCTATTCCGACTCCGGATCGTCCGCGTCGAAGCAGTTCGCGATGCCCCCGAAGGAGATGCTGTCCGAGGCCATGTTCGCCCTAAGCCGTCTCGACCCGGCGACTTACGGTTCGCGTCGCACGATTGTCTCGACCGACTGGCAGAACCGTCAGGACTAACTTTCCATGGCCATCCGCAAGAAGATTAAGACCGTCAGCCTGCGTCCCAAGACGCCGAAGGGCTCGCCTGCCGCTCCGCAGCCGTCCGCCTCGTACGGCGATTGGCAGAGCATCGGCGTGACGCGTGCCCGCCGTGCGGCCTACGGCGCCGAACCGCGCGACCTTCGCCGTGACCTGACGCCTTACGACAGGCTCACCATGGTCCGCAAGTGCCGCTGGGCCGAGCGGAACTCCGGGCTGTTCAAACAGATTCTCGCGGACATCTGCCTCTACACCGTGGGCGACGGCATCAAGCCCCAGAGCCACGCGTCGACCCCGGAGATGCAGGAACGCTACGAGGCTTACTTCGCCGAGAAGGCCAAGCGCATCGACATCACGAACCGCTTCTCGTTCTATCAGGCCCAGTCCATCCTCCTGCGCGGCATGATCCGTGACGGTGACTCCTTCGCCGCCAAGGTCCGGAACGGCGCCGGCGAGGCGAAACTCCAGCTGATGGAGGCCCACCGCGTCGGCGACCCTATTGAGGGCAAGACCCCCGAAGGTATGCACGACGGCATTCAGTTCGGTCCGTACGGCGAATACATTGCCGTCAACGTGTACCGCTCCGACGGCTCTTCCCGCCAGATTCTCGCCCAGTCGATGATGATGGTGGTCGACCAGGAGTACGCGTCCGGCGCTCGCGGCGTGCCCCTGCTCCAGCACTCCATCAACTCCATCCAGGACGAGATGGAAATCCTCGCCCTTGAGAAGCAGGCCGTGAAGGACAACGGCGACGTGACCCGCATCATCAAGAAGGCGGGCGGCGTCATCGACGGCGACATGGCCAACGAACTTGGCGCAACGAATGCTGGCTCCTATGCCAACCTCGCCAACACGATGGGCGGCAAACTCATCGCCCTTGAGCCAGGGGAGGACATGACGTCCTTCCAGAGCAACCGCCCGAACGCCACCTTCACCGGCTTCCTTGCGGCGCTTGAACGCGACATCTCGCAGGGCGTCCTGCCTTACGAGTTCGTCGGCGACTCCTCCAAGCTCGGCGGCGCCACCGTGCGCCTCATCACCGCCAAGGCTGGCCGCGTCTTCTCGAAGTACCAGACCATCATGATCGAGAACTTCTGCGTTCCGACGTGGGGTTACATCATCGGCCAAGGCATCGCCGCTGGCGAAATCCCTGACGACCCGGACTGGAACCGCGTCTCGTGGACGACCCCGAAGTCTGTCACCGTCGACGCTGGCCGTGAAGCCGCCAATGACCGTGCCGACGTCGAGATGGGCCTGCTCTCCATGAGCGAGCTCTACGCCCAGCGCGGGCTCGACTTCCGCACCGAGATGCAGAAGCGCGCCGCCGACATGGTCCACATCAAGGACTTGGCGGAAGAGTACGGCATCCCCTTCGAACTCCTGTTCCGTCCGTCCAACACCCCGGTCGGCACGATCAGCGGAGACGTCGAGGAAGGCCCCGAGTCCCCCGAGATGGAGGACGAGCCCGCAGACCAGGAAGAGCCCGAAGAACTCGACCAACCCAATTCCTAATTTAACCATGCGTTTTCTTACCAACGGACTGTCGGGCCGCGAGCCCCTCCTCATCGACCCGGCCAAGGCGAAAGACCATGCGGTCTTAGCCGAGAAGTTCGGCTTCACGGAGATGCTCTCTCAGCTCTTCGGAGTCGCCCCCAAGCCCTACGTTGTCGATGGCATCGGCATCATCCCGGTCGTCGGGGTGATTGGCAAGGGCCTGTCCCCGCTCGAGAAGATGATGGGCGCCGCTGACGTGAACGAAGTCTCCGAAGCCCTCGACGCGTTCGCTGCGAACCCTGAGGTCGAGAAAGTCGCCCTGCAAATCTCTTCCCCTGGTGGCACCGTCACCGGCGTCGAAGAACTTGCCAACAAGGTCCGTAACTACGGCAAGCCGACGCTCGCTTACACCGACTCCGAGATGGCCTCCGCCGCCTACTGGATCGGTTCGGCTGCTGACCGCGTGGTCGCCAGCCCCTCCAGCACCGTCGGAAGCATCGGTGTCTACATGGCCATCCCTGACTACTCCGAAGCCGCCAAGATGGCAGGTATTAAGATGGTCGTCATCAAGTCCGGCAAGTTCAAGGGCGCTGGCATCGAAGGCACGAGCCTCGACGAGAACCAGATGGCGAACCTGCAGGAAGGCGTCGACACGATTCACGCCGAGTTCAAGCAGGCCGTGAACATGAAGCGCAAGATGGTGAAGGCCGAGGCCATGGAAGGTCAGGTCTTCTCCGGCAAGCAGGCCGCAGCCCAGGGCTTGGTCACTGGCTTGGCCGACTCTTTCAACGACGCCCTGCGTTCGTTCTAATTCCATTCCTAGCAAACATAAGATGACCATCGAAGAACAGCTGCTCGCCGCCAACGCCGCTCTCTCGGGCCTCACCGCCGAGCGCGACGACCTCCGTACCACTGTCGAGAAGATGACCGTCGGCGCCTCCGCCGAACTGGAGTCCCTCAAGGTCGAAGCCGCCGCCAAGGACGCGAAGCTCGCCGAACTGTCCGCCGCCCTCGAAGTGGCCGTCAAGGAGTCCGAGTCCTTCAAGGCCCTCGTCGCCCAGCACGAAGCCACCAAGGTCAGCGCCTCCAAGGAAGCCGCCAAGATCGTGGCGTCCGTTGGCGTCGCCCCGGTCGAACTCAGCCCTGCGGACAGCAAGCCCAGCGCCGAAGCCGTCGACCACATGGCCACCTTCCTGTCCCTCCCTGTGGGCAGCAAAGAGCGGAACGAATACTTCGCCGCTCACAAGGCCGCCATCATCAAGGCCGCCATCTAATTTCCCTCAACCCTCAATTATCCTAACACACCATGGCTAACTCCATCGCAAACGCCCCGGCCATCCTGGCCGAGTCCGTCATCGCTTCCCTCAAGGGCAAGCTCCCCGCCCTCCGTGCCTTCTCCAGCGTCTTCACCGCCGCTGAGTCCGGCGCCGGCAAGACCGTCCAGGTCCCCCTCATCGGCGTCTCGACCGCCACTGAGTTCGGCTCTGGCGGCTACCTCACCCAGGACGACGCGACGATCACCGCCGCGAACGTCACCCTGAAACACTTCAAGGTGTCGTCCCGCTTCTCGCCCCTAGACGTCAAGTCCTACGGCGCCCAGTTCCTCTCGAACGCCTTCGTCCCGACCGCCGCTAACGCCCTCGCCGAAGCCTGCCTCGCCGAAATCGGCGCCCTCATCACCTCGAGCAACTACTCCTCGGGCACGAACACCGGCGCTGGCCTGACCTACGCCGAAGTCGTCGCCTCCAAGGGCGTCCTCGATGCCGCCAAGGCCGCTGAGCCCCGCGCGTTCATCCTGAACCCGACCTACGCCAACGGCCTCCTCGCCGACGCGACCATCATCGGTAACTCCGTCCTCGGTGCTGGCATCCTGACCTCCGGCCAGATCGGTACCCTCGCTGGTGCCTCGGTCTACCAGTGGAACAGCCTCCCGACCAACTCGCAGTCCCTCGCTGGCTTCGGTTGCGGCGCTGACGCTATCGCCGTCGCCTCCGCTCTCCCGATGTCCGAAATCCCGGGCTTCGAAGTCGCCAACGCCGTCGACGCCGACACCGGCCTCGCCGTTCAGGTGCTCATGGGCCAGGAGCAGTCCGGCTACTACAACGTCACCGCCACGCTGCTCTTCGGTGCCGCTGTCGGTCGCGCCTCCTCGCTCAACCGCCTCACCACGGCCTAATCAGCCGCCGCAAGGCAAACCGAAAGGGCTCCGCAAGGGGCCCTTTTTTTGTGCCCCCTACCAAAGCGGGCAATGATAGGATGAGCCTCTACTCTGAGTTTCTGGCGGACGCGAAGGAGATGATCGCAGACTTCGGCGTGGCCGGGTCGGCCAACTCCGGGGCCATCACCTTCTCCTGCCTCATCTCCGACCCCGCCGTCTCGACCGTGCTCGAATCAGGGGGGTATATGGAGCGGACCCAGTACACCGTCAGGCTCCCTGCTGTAACGGCCTCCTGGAGCCTCCCAGACGGCTCTACGGGGGCATCGGCGGCCACCCTCTCGTCGGGTGCACCCATCGCCTCCCTCGCCCAGGGCAAGAAAATCGTGGCCGGCGGGAAGACCGTCCGCATCACGACCCAGACCTACAAGCCCGGGTCGGCATGGATCACGCTCGTCGTCATCGACGACAACCAGTAACCCGCCGTGGTGACGGTCACTGTCGAGCCTGCTAGCCGCAACCGCTTCCTTGAGGCGCTGCGCCGCTTCGCAGCTGAGACTGGCCAGACCATGAAGGACGCCTGCCTTGAGCAAGCCGCCCTTGCCTGTCAGGACGCGGCGACCTTTACCCCTCCCCTTCCCAAAGGCGGGGGTCGTGGCCTGTCCAAGGCGGCTCAAACCGCAGGCGACAACGCCGTGGCCGGGGATGTGCGGAAACTCTTCGTCGCCGCAAACGACCGCAACTCGGCATCGGCTGCCGCCCTGCTGACAAACCAACTGGCCTACGCCACGAAGACGAACGACCGCTCCCTCTTCGACAAGGTCATTGGCAAGGGGACCATGCAAGCCCTCAAGGGGCTGTCCCCTATCATGCGCAAGATCGCGAATGACCAGGACTACGACCGGGCGTTCAAGAAGGCACGCAACTACTTCAGCACGACCAACCCGGTCCGCACCGAATACGGTCAGGGCTTCGTCCAGGAGCTGCGCCCGCCGCACAATCGCATCAAGGGGAAGTTCGGAGGCCGCATCGGAAAGAACATCCGCCCGACCAAGCTGAAGATGCTCGTCGAAAGCAAAGGCGACCTCGACGCGTACATCAAGGAACGGCAGGCCATGGTCGGCTACATCAAGTCAGGCTGGGCCTCGGCCCTGCGCTCCCTCCCTAAGCCGATGATTAACGGAGTCCCCAAGGACTTCGGGACCGACCTGCTGGCCGTGGCTTGGATTAACCGACATACCGGCTCCGGCCTAGGGATGTCCCGCGTGACCGCCGACCAGAAGCAGGTCGAGGTGCTCGTCCGCAACAATCGCGGCAACGTCAACAACATCGCCGTCGACGCCCGCGTCATGCCGCTGGTCACGGCCAACCGCACGAAGCAGATGCTCGCCCGCCTGAAGCACCTGCTCGGGCCTAACTTCAAAAACTTTTCCAAATAACATGGGCACCAAATCCATCCGCCACATCGTCGAGTCTACCCTCGCGACCTACCTCTCGACGCAGACCGGGCTGACCTCCGTCGCCTTCCTGACAGGGGACAGCGCCGCGACCCAGACTCAGCCAAAGGCCATCGTGCTCTGCGAGTCGGCCCGCAACCCTTCCGACCTACCCGAAGGCGAGGGGAACTTCAGCTGCTCGGTCCGCATCACTCTGTTTTCGAACGCCGACGACACGACCCTCGCCGATCACCGTGCCCGCTGTGCCGCCCTGTCCGGCAATATGCGTGACCTGACGTCCATCAAGGCGGCTTTCGTCACCTCGACCGACGCGGCCTGCTACGACGTCACGGTAGTGTCCGAAGATGAGGGCATCGACGAGCGCTCCTGGGCGACGGCCTTTGCCTTCGACGTGCTGGTCGTCCTGCCTCCCGCCTAATTCCAATCGGGGCAAATACAAATGGCCGCCATCTCTACTGGAACGACCTGCGTCTACGGAATCGCGGGCACTGTCACCAACCTCTTCGTCCAGAGCTACAGCCTCTCGTCCTCCTTTAACGCGGACGTTACGGTGGTCGACGAGACTGGCATCACCAAGACCCACCGCATGGACGACCGTAAGTCCGAAATCACGGTCGAAGGCATCGCCAAGACGTCGACCATGCCGGTCCTAGGTGGCACCCTGGCCTTTACGCTTAACACCGCCTCCGCCTATCCGGCTGGCTCGGCTTCGGTTTCCTTCTCTGGCGTGATTACTAAGATTGACGACAAGGGCTCCAACAAGGGCTTCACGTCCGTCTCGATTACGGCCATCGATTACGAGGGCATTACCCTCGCGTAATTGACACCCCCGAAAAGGGGTCAGTCTAGAGGACAGTGGACCGTCGCTTCCTCAACGCCTACGTCGACCCGGCTCCTTTCAAGTTGCTGGGTCGAACTCTTTACCCCTGGTGCCTGAAGTACCGCGTGCGCCTGATGGCCTTCGATTCCCCACTGGTCACAGGGTCGCGTGGGGTCACGCCTGCCGACCTTATCTTTGCCTGCCAGGTATGCGCCGAGGAGGAACTCGGAGGACGTATCGGGTGGATTGACCAGCTCCGAATTATATCCCTTTCAAGTAAGCCAGCAAAGTTTGAGCGCCTTTTAAAAGCCTTTGCTGGATATGTCCTAGTCGACAACTGGCCCAAGTTCTGGGAGCAGACCAAGACCAAGTCAGGGGGCAGAGACAAGGGAGTGCCTTGGCCGCTTTCTATCGTGGCCAACCTTATCGCGTCAGGCATCCCTGAGAAGCGCGCGTGGGAGATGCCGGAGTGTCAGGCCATCTGGCTCAATTCCGCCCTGGCTATCCGCAAGGGGGCGGACGTGGCGATCATGTCGCCCGAAGAGGAAGCCTTCATGGCCGAAGAGGAAGCCAGGGAGGCCGCCGCGGCTGCTTCCAATCCTGCAAAGGAAAGCACCCCCTGACATGGCCGACCAAGAACTAGGAATCAAGATGAAGACGACCTCCGACGTGCCGGAGGCAATGGGCAAGGCTAAGTCCGCGACCGTATCCTTCTCCAAGCAGGTCGAAGACATTCAGAAGAAGTTCTCGACCGCGTTCAAGGACATCTTCCTTGGCTTCACGGCGCCTATGATCCTGCTACAGGGGGCCATCTCCTACATCACAGGAGCCATCGAGAAGGCCAAGCAGGACGCTAAGGACGGACTTGATTTGCTAGCTAAAGGTGAAAGCAAGTTTGCCACCAGCGAAGAACAGAAGGCCGCCTCATTCTTTAAGCGCCGCGCTGAACTGAAAGAAGAGCAGCGCCTTTCCGAAGAGGGCCGTGCGGAGATTGCCAAGCAAGTCCTGACCAGCCCTGAGTTCAAAGACTTCGTGCTGCCTGACCAATTCAAGCGACGTCTGGCCTCCGGCGAAAGTATCTCCAGCATCGCCCGCGACCGTGGCCTTCAGCAGGACGCCTTGGACTTTTACAAGAACACAGCCGAAGGCCGCAAACTGACCGAAGGCATGGACGTCGGTAAGACTGCCGTGAAGGCCGCAGACTTCAAAGGCCCGGAAGGATTCGGCAACGTCATCGGCGTAGGCGCTAACCCGGTCATTGAGGCGATGAACGCACAGCTAGAAATCCAGAAGGCCCAACTAACCGAACTCCAGAAGATTTCCGGCACTGCCGGTGTCCCTACCGACTTCACCAAGACCCCTTCCAAATAAACCATGGCACGCGTATCCCAAGGAAACAACCTCTCGACCGTAGTCCTGCAGCCGGGCTCCAAGTTCATGGAGGACGGCTACGGCCTCGTCACTGGCACCTGCACGTTCAAGGCCGACCAGACGGCCAGCGTCGGCTCCACCATCAACCGTGGCTCTTCCTGCCCGGTTTCCGCCTATTCCTATCTCAAGGCGCACAAGTTCCAAGTCAGCCTGGACGCCCTCGGCGTTGCGACCTACACCGTCGATTACGTCGGCGTCGACCCTGCTAAGGGTGGCGTCTCGACCGACCCGCAGATCACCGGCTCGCAGGGCCTGACCTCTGAGCACATCACGACCCACCCGAACTTCTTCGAGACGGCCTCTGGTTTCTCTGGTTCTCCGATTGCAGGAGTCGGCACTGGATCTCTTGCGACGCCTGCTTACACTGCGGTCGCTGGAGCGAACAACCAGACGGAATACCAAGGAAACAACGGCGCTACCTTCGAAGCCGCTACTGGACGAAAGTTCCTTGGGTTCAAAAAGTCCGAGTTTAAGGACTTCTACGGCAAGACCAATTACCTCGCCCCGCAGTGCTCGCTCTCAGGTGTATTTTACACGACCAATTCGTCGCTGGTGAACAACCACCGCAACGCTGTCGGCAAGACCTCTGGGAACGGAACCTTTGCAAGCAAAAGCCTCGTCCCTGATTACATGGGCACGTCCTTCACGATCAGCGGGAAGAACCAGTTGCTCCTGGCTCAGGTTTCCTTTGAGGACTTCGGCCTGCTCTACAAGGTCCAGTACGAGCTGCGCTTCAACCGCGAGGGCTACGTGGCCGCCGTTTACGCTTCCGTCTGATGAAAGTACAACCAGGAGTAGGCTACACCTTCGACTCGTCGTCGAGCGGGTTCACCCTGGACACGTCAGACCCTTTTCCGAGCGTCCCTGTCGCCTTCACGACGCACCCCTTCAAGATCGTGAACGTCAACCTGCGCACGTCGGGCGGGTCCACGACCGTCACGTATCAGGTCCAGTCCGGCGCCATCAACAACCTCGTCCCGGTCATCGACGACTACGTAAGCGGCACCACGGTCAAACTAGACCGCGTGACCTCCGGCGTGGCGAACCCCCCTACCGCCGAACTCGTCTCGTCGAACTATGACGCGACAACCAAGACTTCTTACATCACTCTGCGGGCCGGCCCTTCGGCGAGCACGAATGAGTATCCTGACACCGACGACACGACGAACCGATACCCGGTAATTATCGGAGCCAATGTTCCGCTGACCGCTGACAGTGACACCTGGGGCTTCCTGACCATCGGCACCATCACCGTCGACAGCATCACGGCCCCGACGACCTTCACCGTGAACCAGACCGTCAGCGGCTCCCTGTGGGCTGACCGCATCAAGCTAGGAACCGACACGGCGCAGTATTACTACGCCCGCATCTGATGGGCTACGTAATCGGAGAAGCCACGAGCCCTATCGCCACGTGGGCTGGCGTAAGGGGTGCCCTGACGCAAACCGCGCTGAACCCTTCTTCGTTTTATCTAGGCAATCAGATCTACCCGGACAGCATGGGATACTTCAAGACCGCCGGTGGCAACGGCCTGCTGAAGCGCGGCCTTACCACGTCTATCTTTGAGGCTCCCCTGACTATCCGAATCAACCCATCGACCAGCAACCTGGAGGTCATCTATTTCGACGAGAACTATCACGCCGTGCTTATCGGCGAGTCCGTCGAAAACACGTCTTCCGAGGTCTACGCCATCGACGCGACAGCGTTTTTCCCTAGCAGCCAAGTCCTGACTCCGGGCCCTACGACGACCGACCTCGTGTCAATCGGCCTGTTTACCCCCCTGTAAGCCCCCCCCCTTCCAATCGGGGCAAGGTTAGACCCGATGAGCTGCTCTAACACCGTAACCTTCAAACGCGGATCGTCCTTCTCGGCCTCCATGGTGTGGAACCCTGAGCCGGGCGGTATCGCGAACCTCATCGGCGTGACGGTCACCTCGACCATCATCGACGCGCAGCAGAACGAATACGCCCTCAACGCGACCGTCGCCGTGGACGGCCTTTCCGTCGCCTTCGTCTATCCTAGCTCGACCGCCGCTTGGGCCATCGGCACGGCCAAGTGGGACATCAAGTTCCTGAACGGCGGCAGCGTCTTCTACTCCGAGACGATGCGCCTCGACCTCATCGGTCAGGTCACCCCTTAATTTCATGTCGCTCACGATCACCATCCCTGGAGCGGTTGACGTCACCACCACCGGGTCGACCGCCCCTGCCGTCCTGACCATCGGCGTCGGCGTCCCCGGAGCCCAAGGCCCGCAGGGTCAGGCTGGCCAAGGCGTCCCCACGGGCGGCACGGCTGGCCAGTTCCTGACCAAGATTGACGGCACGAACTACAACACCGACTGGACGACGGTCAACCTGTCGGTTTACGCGGTCAAGGCGAACAACCTCTCCGACCTTACCAGCGCGTCGACGGCCCGGACGAACCTCGGCCTCGGCACGATGGCGACCGCCACGGCCTCCGACTACTCGACGACCATTGTAGCGAACGGCCTTTACTACCCCCTCGCGGGTAACCCTTCCTCGTTCCTCACGGCCTCCGCTCTGACGGGCTACGCCACGCAGTCGTGGGTGTCCGCCGGCTTCGCCCCTCTCGCCCGCGCCCTTCCGTCCTCTGGCACCACGGGCCAAGTCCTGACCAAGAACTCGGGCACGGACTACGACGCCTCCTGGGCGACCTTCATCCCGGGCGACCGCTACCTGACGACCTCCTCGACGAGCAACTCGGTCAGCAACGGCACGAAGACCTTCACAGTCGGCACGGGCCTCTCCTACACGACCCAGCAGGATATCGTGATCGCCTACGACGCGAGCAACCATATGCACGCGCTGGTGACGAGCTACAACTCGGGCACGGGCGTTATGGTGGTCGACGTCAAGAGCCACACGGGCTCTGGCACCTATACTTCGTGGACGGTCAACGTCGGCGGCACCACCCCGCTGCAGACCGTCGAGTGGGGCGAAATCCTCGGCACGCTGGGCGACCAGTCCGACCTCGCCACGGCGCTCAACTCCAAGCTGGAATCGGCCACCGCCGCGACGACCTACGCCGCCCTTGCTGGTGCGACCTTCACGGGCGAAGTCATCACCCCAGCCTCGACGACCTCCAACGCCGGACTGACCATCACCCCTGGCGTGGCTCCGACCAGCCCGACCAATGGCGAAATCTGGGCGACGACCAATGACCTGCAGGTGCAGTTGAACGGCGTCACCGAGACGATTGCGGAACAGTCGTGGGTGACCTCGCAGGGTTACATCACGTCCTCGGCACTGACGCCCTACGCCCTTAAGGCTGGCGCTACCTTCACGGGCTTGCTTACCACGGTCGCCTCGACGACCACGACCGCTGGCCTCAACGTCCCGCACGGCACGGCTCCGACGACTCCCGTCAACGGCGATATCTGGACTACTACCACTGGCCTGTTCATGCGCCAGAACGGCACGACCCGTCAGTACGTCGACCTGGACGGCATTCAGACCATCAACGGGCCGAAGACTTTCTCCGGCGCTAACGTCTCTCTCGGCACGTCCACCGCCGCGGGAACCATCAACGTGGCCTCCGGCGCCACCGTCAGCGCCTCGACAAAGAACGTCAACATCGGCACCTCTGGCGTCTCGGGCTCGACGACCCTCATCACGGTCGGCCCTGTCGCGGGTGCTTCGACCACCACGATCGGCGCGACGACCGCCGCCTCGACCCTCAACCTTGCCACGGGTGCGACCCTCACGGCTACCACCAAGGCCGTCAACATCGGCACCTCTGGCGTCGCTGGCTCGACCACGAACATCGCC